AGGCGACACAAAACTTATCAAAGAAAACTGGGGATTGGTTATTTGGTTACTAGTGGAAAAAGTGACTGCATCAATAGGCGTTGACCCACCACTACCAGCCTGATAATTTTCAACCAAGTAAATCAGCGGTGCAGATTGGGTGTTACCTTGCCTAAATTCAAGGCGGTACTCTTTGTTTGCTTCGAAATAAATGTCAATGGGAAGTGTTCCATTGGCATAAAATCTAATGGGATTATCCCACGCAAGATTTAAGTTTGGATCGTGATAAACGACTGCTGGAATGTAAGGTATAGTATTTTCCAACACAAATAAATAAAATGTGTCATCAAATAATTTTCCTTGGAGATCAACTTCAGTCCAAATTGGATTACTTCCTCTGACGCCAAGTGCCATAATTCTGTCCTTAGTCCTTTTTGTTTTTAGGCTTCATACCGCGATCTGCCGCGCTGTGCCTAACTATAATTGAACAATAATTTAAAAATTCATTGTCACTCATATCAGATTTCATTTTATTAGCCCTTATAGTTATAAACTGTATATTCTCTCTAGTATACCCCATTTTTGAATCTATTCTGTCCAAAGACAAAACATTATCGTCATTAAATTCTAATCCTGTAAAAATACATTTATTATTTTGTGATTCTAAAACCTCATTCATATCGTCTATTGTCAAATTAAATTCTCTATTTTTATGTTTTGCATGCGCCTTAGCATCTCTTAATAAAAATCTTAAAGGATTTTTCCTCCTCTGATTCATTTGCCATTCAGCGCAACAATGAAGACATTGAACATTATTATCTGTATGCAATCTCCATTTCAAATGTAATCCATGTTTTTTACATTCAATTGGTAATCCAAGTTTATATCTATCAACCTTTTTCTTAACAAAATCAGTTTGATTTCCTTTCTTAAAAACATGATTTTTAAATTTATCTTTTGGGAACATATTTAATACTCAAAAAAACAAGCAATATAACATAAAATGCTTACTTTTTCTTTTTTACAACTTTTTCAGGTAATTTTTTAATACTCTTAGTTTTGTCAGAAAATTCACGAGCAATTTCAGGCTCTTTGGCAAATAAATATCTAGCCTGTGCTTTGCTTTTAAATGGCATAATTAACCCCTTGTATAATTAATGCTTGTTTTTTATCCATTTGTTCGTTTATAATCCTTTCTTTTAAGTGGGGATTATTATGATCTACATTATAAGCTTTTGGATATTTATTACTGTAGCAGCTTATCAAGCAATAGATGTTATTTGGTATTTAAGTCAAGATAACGATTAATTCCCTGTATATTTAGAAATTAATTTACCTATTAATGGGCTTCCCAATGCAAGCCCTACAGCTACTTTACCTGTTGTTTTAGCTCCTTTATATATTCTTGCTTTATCTTTGTTTATTCTATCCAAGCGTAATTTTAATTCTTTTGCCTGATTTTCTAATTCAATTTTTTTCTTTAAATTTATATTTTTTTCTTCTTTTAATTTATTAATTTCTGCTAATTGTTTTTGAGCTCCGACTTCATGCTCATTTAATATTTTTTTTAATTCAGGCATTTCATTCAAAAACTCTGCCGCTGATTCGTCAATTTCATGCAAACCTTGTGGCTTTGCTGCATAACGTTGACCGACAATATTACGAAGCAATTCAGGATCTTGTTTTACTATATCCCGCAATAACTCCTGACCCTCCCCAAATCCAGCCAGGTCTTCAATGGTATTAGCGCCAAGCTTTCCTTTTAAAGCTTTTTGTACCACTTTATTGTTTCTTAAAGGATATATTTGCTCTGAATATCCTTCATTTATTCTCTTAAATTCAGGAGAATGTTCTCCCAACCCTTGCTCCAATGCGCTTTTAACCGATTGTTCAATTGGTTTTGAATCTTCGTATGCTTTAAATAATGCTTTTCTTTCTTGAGCGGTATTTGCAATTTTTGCTCTTTGCAATAAATCATATCTTGCATCACGAAAATCCTGATATTTAGTCAAAAAATTATCAGCAGTGACATCTTTTGGTGTAGGCGCTTTATCAATAATAGACTGCAATTCCCTGGAAACTTCCGGTTGATTTTTAATTACAAGTTTGCCGTTCTTAATTTCCAAATCTTTTATATTTTTGATTGCATGCAACATATCATCGCCAAAATCTGGCAATTTTTGCATTTTGAATTCAGAAGTTTTTAATTTGTTTCTTAAGTCCTTGAAACCAGATTTCCAATAGTTTTCAATTGATTCTATTCTGTTAGCTATTGATTTTGCACCACGCACACCATGATGTGCGCCCAAATTCAAATGCGAACTTATTTCATCATAAGATTTGTTTTTTAAAGCGTTCGCTTCTTCATGCATGCTTTTTTCTAAATCAGCCGTTGATTCAAGTTTAGTACCAATTTTTTCCGCTTCTTTTTCTATTCCGAATAATTTGTTTTTTAATGCAGGGTATTTTAAAACATCTTCAACGCGCCCTACTGTCTTTGGTATCAAAGATTTTACAGCACCATAACCGCCAATAATATCGGGAGCAAATTCAACTCCTTTTTGCCATCATTGTTGGTGGAGTTTTTTGGCCAAGTACTTCAGCATAATCATTTGGATCGTAAGGTAAATGTTCAGAAAGTTTAAATTGCTCATGTTTAGGCATTCCGGCCAAGCGTTGTTGCACTTCTTTTGGTAAAGAGAAATTTTTCTGGAAATTAGACCCAAAAGATTGGCCTAAATTTTCAAACATTTTTACTATATCGTGTGGCGCATTATGTAAGTTTCTACCGCCATGCGCCATGCCGATCAAAATATCTCGTGGCACTTTTGATAAAGTCCCTTCTTCTTCTGGTAATTGAATATGCTCTTCTTCCTGCATTTTTTCAACAGGCTTTAATAACTCAGGATTCCATTGATTGCTTGGTGATTTATTTACAGGTTTCAATGCCGAAAAATCAAATTTTGAATTAGCCACGGCTCCATCCCTCCGGCATGAATTTTGCATTTTCTTCGGTGGTTTCAAAACGATTGCCTTGCGGATCAATAATAATTACCGATTTACTTCCACCGCCTTGACCGGCAATTTTTTTATTTTGTTCAATTGCTTTTTTAACCAAATCAATTGATGCTTCTAATTTCCTTAATGCCACCTGTTGTTTTTCAGCAAAATTAGGCTTCATGTTCAATGCAGCTTTTAACGCCAATTGATTGCCGCGTGCCGACATTTTGCCTTCTGCGGCAATAATAGGATCTAATCCATAAACCTGCCAATCGCCAGCATTTGGATTGGATGCACGTTTTGCCGCTGTTTCATGCCCTTCAATCCAATGACCAAACAAATCTGAATTTTTTGGATTAGCGGCTATTTCTTTCATTTTTTCCAATGAATGCAATGTAGTTTCTAAATGTTGCGTATCATTTTTTGCCGCTTCAATAGTAGCCATTCTTTTGTTCTGATCAGCTAAATTATTCTTTTCTTGCTCAAACGCAATTTTCTGCTGATTCCTTATTTGTTCTAATTCTACCTGTGATTGAAAATCTTTGGCACGTTTATCTTCATTTGTTTCAGCCAACGGATCGTATCCAAACTTATGTTTAAAAAAACCACGCAACATAGGATTTTTACGCAATGCATCCATCAAAGGCGCATTATTAGACGGTTGTTCTTGTCCACCCATAGATTGCGCGCCCTGCAAACCTTCAGGCGAAAACATACCCATACCTTGACCCATTAAATCTGATGGCATTTCCTGGCCTTGTGCTTGACCTTGTTGACCACCGCCCATCATGTCGGCCAGCATTTTGAATTGATTAAATTCATACATCGGATCGTTAGCATGTTGCGCATGAAGCAATTGCTGCTGCATAATCTGCCGCTGCAATCCCATATTCGCACCAAGACGTGATTCTTGCTGTTTGCGCAACGCAAGCTCTTGCTTAAAATGCTCGTCAAGCTGCTTTTGTTTCTCACGCTCAAGCCGTGGCTGTATCATGCGCTGAAACAACATAGACCCAGTATCTATACCTTTTAACAAGGATTCCCCAGGTGCACCAGGGAGTGGTATTCCTAAAGCCATTATTAACCCCCTGTAGTATTCCAGCCACCATTGAATGCCTGACCCAATGAATTACCACCAAGTAATCCTACTAAATTTCCAAACATATTACCGCCTGCGGCACTGCGACCATATCCAAGACCCGCTGAATTCTGTCCCATATTCTGCGCATTCTGACTCATCTGACCCGCAGCGCCTGCACCGGTATTATATAATCCTTGTGCAGCGCCAATGCCGGTTGTATATTTATTCATGAGGTCATCTAAATAACGCTGTCTGTCATCAAGTCCAATCTGCGTTGTACCGCCTTGAATGGCATTTAACGCGGTATTAGAACCCATTAAACCCATGGAGGAGGCGGCATCAAGCCCTTGCTGTTGCGCTTGATTTTGGGCGTTCTTTGAAGCTTCTGATTGCTGATAGTTTTTAATCCATTCATCTTGTAAGGAGGCAGGATCCATCAACTTACCAATCGCTGTATTCAAATTACCGTACTGGTCTTGCCCTTGCGTATTGTAAGGATTCAAATAACCCTGGCCTTGGTTATAATATTGATCAAGGTTTTTCTGGGCAGTATCGTATCCGCGCCCAGGATGCATAAAACTAGAAAACCAACTCATCTGCATATCTCCTTATGGGTACGGGCTAACATCAAATTGCACCAACGCCCCGTTTTGCCTTCCTACATATACATTGTTATCAGTGTCATACAATAAAACACCGTCCGTCAATAGCCCGTCTGACTCCATAGACGCGATTTCAGCCGCTGTATACCCCATGGCATACAATAAATTAAACGCAGCCTGTATATCAGCAATATTCTCGTTTAACGTATCAACCAAAACCCAAAGCCATTGTAAAAATTGCGCATCAAAATCTTTGTTAAGAATGGGAGCTGCATCAATTCTATCAAAAAAAATAGTCATTAATTAGCGCCCCCGCTTACACGCCTTGTATTGCGAACACCACCTAAAATCACAATAGGTGCCGAGCTTACACAAACCAGTTTATAACATCGGTTTCTACTACATCCCAATTCATACCATCGCATACGCCATCGGTACTTACCAAGTGGGCTAAATTCTCGCAAGTCTGCGAAAATGAATGTTTCGCCACCGTCATCAGAATAATACAGACCAATGTAAGGCTTAAATAATGCAAGATAGTGATTGTCGTCAAACGTGGGCGTGTTGGTTCCTTCACTGATAAGGAACTGTCCTTCTTCAGAAAGGATGAACACCGGACTTTTAGGCGTTGAATCTTCAGTAACAATAAACTGGGTGTTAATAAAAGGCGCACAGCTTTTGATAAAAGTATCGTTACCAAACACAAAATCGATTTCAATGTATTCATCGGCAAACTCACTGTAGTCTGGTAGAAATATTTGCTGCGTAACCAATTCGTAACGCATAGGGAATTTTAAAAAAGCATCCGCAGCTTGGGGATTGGGCTGTTCGACATTACGCAACTCGTTATGATAAATATTGCCAGCCATTTGATAAATAGCAGGGTCATCCTGAACAATCACTAAATGTTGATTGTTAAAATACACATGCTTTTCTATACGATTACGCTCGCCATTTAACTCAATACATCTTGCCCACGTCTTGGTTTCAAAGTTAAATTCAATGCAATTAGCCCTGTCAATAATATCTAAGTCACCAAATCCAATAAACGATCCCGCACCCGCACGATAAAAAATCGTATTCTCATATTGATACAAAAAACCCGACACTTGATTCACAAGAAAGGGACTTAATTCATCTGCATGCGTGGAATTCTCAAGCAATACGTTAATAGCCTGTGATGAGATGTCTTCAGGTGCTTGCCCGTTACTCATCATAAAGGACACTAGACCATTGCTGTTTTTAGCAAGCCATACCATCATACCAAAATCAACACTTAAACTGTGTGGATCGGCAATCCCAAAATCAAAGTTATACGATGTATTTAACTTCCAAGGAAACTCGCGCGTAACAGACCCCACAGTAATCTGCGTCTGAATATTAGCCCATACGTCAGTACTAAAATCGCACATGATATACAGCTGATTATGAAGAACCGCAAACTGACCAATCACACCAGACGCACGTGCATTAAGGGATTGCGCAGGGCTTCCAAAACTAAAGCACGCATTCGCCCCACCCGATGCATTAACAGTACTTAAATAAAAATCAGGCGTCCCACCTAGACTCACCACAAAACGATTCCCAAAGGATGCGACGTAGGTCGGTTTTCCAGGCGCATTCGTACCACCTGGGGCGTTTGGATCAGTAATCACCTCTGCCGTAACACTAGACCCGTCCTCAGTAATCAAAAAGATATTAATCGTATCCGTTAACATACTGACAACTTGAGTACCCACCGCAAGACTAGCAAACCATACAGGAGTACCGAGTGCCACCTCAATTGGCAAAGTACGCTGATTGTAAAAATTATCAAACTGATAAACCGCAGTCCCATCTACCACGTACATCTTATTAATGGATTTAAATATAGCCCTGGGCTGTGACGTAAAAACAAGCCTATTGCGCTCTAATAAACGCACATGCTGACGACCCATCGCCGGATATAACGCCTGTTGCTTCTTTCCAGACGGCACACCAATTCCGTACCAGTTTGCGCAATCCATTGCTCCAAACTGGGTGAAACGCTGCTTGTCGTAATAACAAAAGATTGGCAATTGCTCAATGTGAGCCGCATCTTGCTTATTAAGCGCCACCATCAGATACCAGCCCTAACGCGCCATGCGCCATTAAGTAGTGATTGCTCATCCCCTGCTATCGACAAATTCACTTCACTTGCAGCTTCCATCTGCGCTTTAAGCTCACGATAATCAGCTTCTAAATCATCAGTCCAAGCGCTAGCTCGCCCTTTAAACTTGCTCACGTACTTACCAACCGCATACAGAAAAAATAATTCTTGGTAATCTGGCAATCCTTCTAGCGTGTCGTTAGAAGTTAATGGCAATTTTTGAAACTTACCACGGGCAAAAAAAGTAAAAAACTGACTCGGTGCAGGATACAATTGCGCTCTAACAATATGCGTTTCAGGAAAAGTAATAATAAACCTTGGCAATCCCTGTAATGGCTCATATTTCCAAGCAGCCAAGAATTCATCGCGTGATTTGTCAATCAAAGGATATGTAACACCACTTAATTGCAGCCAAGCACTATCAAGATTCGCAAGCCTTCCTTCTTTGATATAAGCAATATTTGGTGTAGGCACTTCATGCGAGAAAGTAAGCACAGAGGCACCCGTTATAGTTGCATTATGACTTATAGTAACCACATTGCCTGTAATATCTAAAATAGTAGTTAAAGCAGGAATTCCACCTCCTGAAACACCATCGCCCACACTGTAAATGCTGCCGTCTACGACATTAAATTGAGGAGATATCGCGGTCAAATTACAGGTTTCTGTCTGAGTAGTAACAGCGCCAACATAGTCTGGCGACGTAAAATAAATCTCTTTTACTGGCAAATTAATATCCACACTCACGGTCTTTGCAATCGTTAGCAACAAACCAGACGAGGCATAGTTGGCCAAAACGAATAGCCAGCTTCTCGTCATCCCCATGCAATGGAATGGTGGGATTAGTAGCTGTTATCAAACGATACATTTGATACACAAATTCTCGAACCGTGGACGCCATGGAATTATTCCCCTTTTACTTCAAATACATCTTCACTTGGGAGGAAATCGTCCTCTATTAACTCAACAATACTGTCATCTTTTACAGCATTTATTGATTTATCTTCCACAACCTTTTTTGCTCTTTTTTGTTTAGGCTTTACGCTTTCTTTGCGATTAACTTCAATTCTACATCGCGCATCTTCGTGTGTAGCAAACCATAATCCTGAAGCCATCGCTTCCTCGAATGCATCCCATGATTCAACTAATCGTCGAGTACCATTAACGCCATAGACAAACGTTCTAAAGTACTTTTTATCGACAATGTTTCCGAGATAGATTGCGGGTGTATCTTTCATGCTTTAAATCCTTTTTGAAGGTGGTACCGCCATTTAAGGCGGCACCAGATTGTCTTACGAACAAATACGTACTGCGAACTCTGGGTTAATTGCCACACCACAGATTACGTCGATACGATCTAACTGCTCGTAGTTACGGATATCAGCACCCAAGCTGTAAGTCATCGCTAACTTGTACAGATCGGAGTATCTAGTAACCGCCTCAACACCACCGCGCAGTTCTTTAATCGGGGGAGCTGCGAAAACAACTGCTTGCGTGTGGTAAGCCAGCGACACGTTATGACTGTCACGCAACAACATTTGCGCACCATTTGGAATAGCCGCAGATATATTTTGACGCGCACCAGATATAACAATCGTTGGATTTACAGGAATATTTGCAGTACCGGCACCACCAGTCACCACAGTTTCAGTTACAACAAACTGAGCGCGTTGCTCTAATGGCTCATAAGTCAGCGGGTTAACCATGAAAACACCAGCATCTTCCGATACTTCAATAATGTCACCAATGTTAAAAGCAACAGTATTTGGCACCAAACCACTAACAGCAATGGTATTACCACTTACAATTGGACCATTTGTGACCACACCGCCCAATTTGAAACCAGCAGGAGGAGTGCCACCAGCTTGGCCAGCGCCAGCTATTTGACGAGTCAAGAAGTTGGTCTTGAAGAAGTCAAAGCCTGACAAGTGACCTATAAATCCGTCAATTAACGCACCAGTATTCACGGTGTTATTGAAAGTATTGTACAAGTCATTTGACAGATTGGCTGCCACTCTTGGAGCTACTGCACTGTAGCGTTTTCCGTCTTCAGGAATTGCAAGCTCGGTCATGTAAGCATCAGCACTTAAAATAGTATTGAAGTCTACGGGGACGCCAGGAGTACCGACCGCTTGGTAAGTCTTTGTTTGGAATTCTTGTGCAATAAAGCGTTCAACCATGTTAGCCAAACGTTTAGCACGTGGAGCGTTAGCCATTTCTAAATAAGGCTCGTCGCGTGCGCGGTCGAATGTTAAGTTAAAGCCTGTGTACTCAAGCATAATACGATATTGCTTGGTAATGGAAAGTGGGCGGATAACCTGTACGCGCGCCTCAGCGGTAGCGGAAGCACCTTCGCCGCCTAGGTATCTTTCTTCTAAGCGATAATCCAGCGTTTGGCCGGTTGCAAAGCGTAGGTTTTTAAAATCACCTTCAAGATTTCTGTTTGAGGTGCGTGCAAACGATAAACTGTTCCAGAAGCGTACGAAGACGTCGTCCAGCACATACTGGGTTTCTCTAAAGACGTTAGCCATTTTTTTGTTCTCCATGAACAAATGTTTAATAAATACCCTCATGGGTTCCTATTTCATTTGTCCGACGGGCGACAATAACAGCTTATTACGCGTCTAAATGTTTGGATGATGGAGTCCTATACGCATCAAGCCAATAGTAGCGCCTATACAGGTTTTTTGTCAAATAGGCGCTATCAGATAACTATCTCGAAATCATCTGCAAAAGCATTTCGGTAGCAATAGGATGCAACTTATCCAGTTTCTCCTTTAGCTCAAATATCAAATCCAATCCTTCCTTGAGGTCGTCTTTAGGATTGCGCTGAAATCTGTCATTGCTTTGGAGGTGTCCGGCTTGATTTAAAGCTTGGTCTTGCATTTGGTAGTGTAAAATATTCATTACCTATTATTCCTCAGTCTAGTCCTAACAGTATTCAAACGCTTAGCATCAGCATTGGCTAATAAATCATCACCCGTCTTTTCTTGCGCTTTTTTAGGGGCATTCGTAGTCGCATCCTCTGGCGCTTTCCCTAGTGGGCGTGGCGCTTTGGTGACGGGCTTATTGCGGCGCATACGCTCTTCAAGCTTGCCCATTTCAACCATACGCGCATACGGGTCACGAAGCTTTGATATACGCTCAAGCTCTTGTGGTTGGCGCTTACTGGCTGCATAGATAAAGGCCGCTGGGTCTTGCATGCCACGCAATGCCATGGTCATCGCATCGTCAACGGGTTGAGAGCCGACAATGTCAACAAAGTCTGGAAATCTGTCCATGCCTTTAACAAACTTTTCCTCGAACTCGCGTACCGTTTTTTGTTCTTCAGCTTGTCGCTGTTGCGTGGCTGCCTGTTGATTCATGTTTGTAACCGTTTGCTGCACAAACTGGGTTAACTGTTGTTGCCAACTGGCGCTGTCCTCGGGATCGTACTCAAAATCCTTGGCTGCTTGCTGCACTTGTTGACTGGCACCTTGTTGCTGTAATTGCGCGCGTAACTGGTTAATCTCAGCCTCATGCTTGCGCTTTAAGCTTTCTGCTTGGCGCTCAAGACGCTTTTGCATGCTTTTGCTTAAAACCTCCTTTTCGTTGCCGTACTCGTCTTGCTCGGATTCGGCGCGCGTATCGTCATCACTTTCTTGATGCTCTGCGTCTGATTCATCATCCTGCGGTTCTTGTTTTGGCTCGGACACTTCTTGGTCATCCGAATAATCAGGAACATCTGACTCCATTTCTTCAATTTCTGCCACTTCCTGCATGTCTTTATGCTCAGGCGTGGCTGGTTGCTGCGAATTCCCCACGCCCATTAATAAATCATCGATATTACTTATGCTACTCATTTGCTCCCTCACTTTTTTATTAGCCTATTTTATGCGTCAAAATCTTAACCAAATTATCAGCATGCGCTATAGCATTATCCGATTGCGTACGCTCTGATTCAGATAAATAACGCATACGCTGCTCTTCAACGCCTCCCGCAAGCTCTAGCTTCGCAATTTCAAGTTTCATGCGCTCAATATCGAGATCAGCTCGCATTTCTTTCTCTTTTAGCATTAGCTCTTGCTGCTTAATCTGTATTTGTGCTTGCTTGTATTGTTTTTCAGCTTGCACTGCTTCCATCTGCGCTTGTGCCTGTTGCTGCTCAGGTGTAGGCGCATTTTGCTGCGGCATCTGGCCTGTTTTTCCTGCTTCGATAATGGCAGGCGATACGCGCGTTTTGAGGCGATTCTTAATCTCAATCGTATTGGCAAGCGGTAAGTTCTCAGCGTACAGGTCAGCCACTAAGTTAAACGTGGTTGGGTCAATCTGTAGCACTTCACGCAAC